TATTCCAATACTACCGTCAGAGTCAATTATTCCACCTAACCACCTTAAAACATTAATATTAAAGTTCCCTGCTTGATTGCCCATTGTATCATCCTTTTTATTATCACGTTATCAGTAAAAAAGGCTTTAGGGTGTTCCAGCAAATAGCAAGATTACGAGGCCTGTTGTTTTAGCCCAACCTCTTCCCCAATACCCTCAATAAAATTCTGTGCAACATATCCAAGTCCGGGAAGCACCCAAACTGGAATTTCGAAGTCTTCAGCTATTGGGTAGACTGCTTGAGCCCCAGGAGCCAAATTCTCAACTGTAAAAAGTTGTCTCATAATAGAGTCCAACTCAATTTTCTGTAAGATGGGTGTTGTTAAAGCAGCTGCAAACGCTCTGTAAGCAGCCAAACCTTCAGGAGTATTAACTTCTGCGGTAGCCTTAAACAACTCCATCATTTCTTTTCTATCCATATATTCCTCCTATATTAATATAAGTATAATTTTGGATGTGTCAAATTAGACACTTTAATCCAATTAAAATCTAAACTAACAATTTAATTCTTATTGGGTAGAGTGTAACGTTGTCAATATTTGCTTGACATTTTGCTACACTTGCACCTTTTAATACTCTAGCTACTGCTGTAGTAGAACATCTAGCACCTGTTTCATGTGTTGCATCTGCGGCTACATCGTCAGAATTATTAGTAATTCTAGCTTGGTAACTTGCAGGATACAATGATTGACCAGGAGCCATTTTAGAGTCTACAACCCCATCAGTCATCTCACATGTATAATGAACAGTATCAAAAATACCTAAATGCGCTACACCAACAGGTACAGATTTATGTCCTGTTATTTCACCAGTAGCATTATATAAAGGTTGAGCAATAGCATCACTTGAACCCAAATCACCAGGCATAACAAATCCTGTAGGGTGTACACTATGATATCCAACCTTAACTTTTTGCATAATGAAACCAAAAGGAGTTTCAGTAACTCCATGTTCCATTTTTTTCACCATTGCCTCTTCATTGGAAGCATCAGGGTCTAAGTAAACAACTGAACCAGCATAAGCAACTACGCCGCCTACTCCGGCTGAGCCAAAAGAATCACTTTCAGCATAACTACAAAACTGGTTTTCTACAACTGGATGTCTCGGAATAAACATACCTTTCTTTCCTCCTTATCTATTTATCTGCTCTTGATTTAAAACTTTCTGCCATAGCCTTACCTAAAGCAGCGTACTTACTAGTAATATCAGTAGAAGAACTAGTTTCAAAATTCATAGCTGCGGAATCACCTGCGTTACCTTCAACATTAGGTGGAGGTGTATTGGTGCCTTCTTGACCGGAATCTTCACCATTATTTGTAGAAGTTTCTGCAGAAGCTGCCGCTTCTAGTTCTTTTTCAATAGCTTTTCTAAGGTCTACTCTATCTTTTTTGTAAGAAGCAAATTCTTCATCAGATAAATCTCTGATTTTTTCTTTTTGAGCTTCTACATCACTGGCAGAGGAAACCTTTGCTTCATCTAATTCTTTCATTCTGAGTTCTACAAGTCTGTCTTTTTCGATTTTTTCTAAAGATTCTTTTGTTGAAGAGAGCTCTTTTTCAAGGGCTTCTACTTTCTCCTGTGCTGCCTCAAGCTCAGTAGTAAGTTCTCCAATTTTAGAATCCTTTTCCTCAACCTCAGTTTTAGCGGCTTCAATTTTTTCTTCCGCTTCAGTTGATGCTTTTTCAGTTTCTGTCTTTGCTGTTTCTAAACTTGTGGTTAGATCCTCAATGACTTTTGCTGATTCATTCAAAGCATCCTGAGTTTTTTGCATCTGATCTGCCTTTTCTTTTTGTGAGAAGATTTCATCAACAACTTTTTTGATGTTATCAACTAATTTATTTTCATCCATATAACTTATTTACCTCCTAATTTAGTAAATTAAAAATTAAAATTTGAATTAATACCAACCTGATTTATTCTTATTTTTTAAAACCTTTTAACCTTTTCCGTATGTACTTAATTCATTAATACTAAGGGTAACTCTGAGATGGAGCACCTGTGCCCCTTGTGTTAAATCTACTTACGTCTATAGCGGCTCCTAACATAACCTGAACATTAAAAGTAACATCACCAGAAACTGAAGATCCAACAACCAATTTAATAATATTATCAACTGTATCATATTCAAGCCAATATCTTCCGCCTGGATCTGAATTAGGTGTAGCCACTACATTAGCATAACTAGCTAAATCCATATCATAAAACTTCACACCACTAGCCAATGTAACTTCATCTGTTCCACTAACTACTACTGCCTGTGAAGCCCAAGTCCAAGGGATGTAGTGGTTATTACCCATACATTTGAATGCTGCTGAAGACTTATCAGAACCTGACAACTTAAGTTGTTTCGGTGTACTTCTAAGTTCACCAGTTTGAGCTTGTCCTAAGTCTGGCATAGATTATTTCCTCCTTAAATTTTTATTTGATAAAGTTCTTGCTTTATCTAAAATTCTTATTAGACGATCTGTTGCCTCATCTATATTTCTATCAGATCGTTCATAATTAAAAAGTTCGTTTATATATGAAGATGCGGTGGTTGTTATTTTATTTGTTAAGCAATCATCATCTAAAGGGTTTTTATTTTCAGATGAACATTTTGCTCCATATTCTGTGCACCAATCTTCTTGTAACAAACTACCTTTTTCATCATTTAAATTTTTCATATATTTTGGGCAGACTTTAGCATATGCTTCTGCTTCTGCTTCTGCTTCTGCTTCTGCTTCTGCTTCTGCTTCTGTTGCTGTTGCTGTTATGTTTTCTTCAGCCAAGTCTGAATTTTTTTCTTCCTCTACAGTATCTTCATTTTCTGAAGCTACCTCTCTATATATATCGAGGTTAAATAAAACCTCTTCATTTTCATCATCTTTTTCATCAGCTGTTTCTAAAACAACAGACGGTGGATTTGCTGGATTCTTAACTATACCGCAACCAGAAAAACAAATTCCCCTAAGAACTCTAGCTACATCACCAGATGCAACCTCTTTTCCGTCTTTTACAATTTTTCCTGGTTTGCCATATATACTAACATCAGAAGTTTCTATACCTATTGCTTCTGCTGTAGTTCTTGGTATAATCATTTCCCCAACCTTTATATCAAAATCCTTATATAGACATTCCATAGAAACTTTCCACTCATCATCTGCTATTTCTTTAGAAAGTTCTGGAAATCTATTTTTATATACTATACATCCAATTTGTATGTGCATATCACTAGTGTCTAATACAGCTGTTTCAAGTCCTGCTAATTCTTTAGAGGAAAGTTCAATTCCTGAATCATCTGTAAATGCACTTGAAAATATGTGTCCTATTATATCTTTTTCCTTATGCTCTACATCAAGAGCCTTACTAACAACCGTATTCTCTGCTGCAACTAATTCTGAACCAAGAAAATATGCATGATTTAAATTTTCACCGCTGGAAACAAAAATTGCACTAAAATAAGAAAGGTCTGGCTGTTTTTCATTATCACTTGGTAGATCTATAACAGACGCAACTTCTTTTTTTAGAGAGTCTGTTTCTTTTACTTTTGTCATGTTTGCTTCTAAATAAAACTTATATTCTTCCATGTTTTTCCTCCAAGAATCTACTTTTTAATTACTCTTAAAATTCTGCTATAAGTGTTGTGTCGTAGTGTGAGTTTACATTGTCTATTCAAGCAATAACTGCTTGTTGTTGACTTAATCAAAAGTTGATGATGTGTGTGGTTGGCCTTTCGAAAACATACTGCCCAGTCAATTACCATCAACTTACTACCAACCACTCTAATTAACATCTGCTGAATAACGCTTGTTTATAACTTACACTTTTTTTATTTTCACACAGCACACACACAAACTTCCTATGGTGTGGCCTAGTACCTTTTGCTACCATTCTCATAGCACTATCATTCAACCTGTTTTCTCTACAAAACTCACTTAAGTTCTGAACAACCTCTATGTGTCCATCAGGAAATGTTATTTCCCAAAACTTACTTTTCGCTTTTACAACTTTTGATACATGTTCTTTACTTTTCTTAATTCCTTTAAATCTTTTTGATGTCAATTTTTTAACATGTTCTGGGCATGGAGTTCCTTTCTTTGATTCAGATATTTTAAGTATTGATTTTTTAGTGTGCTTTCTACCTGGTGAACCTTCACCACCTAAAGTCATATTATATCCACCACTAATTGAATCAAACTGCTTTATATAATGAAACTCCATATCATCCATTTCATACTTACTCTCACACTGACATAGAATTTCCCACTCAAAATTTTCTAAACCGTATTTTCTTATTGCTTTATGAAAGTGTGTTGTAGAATTATTGTTTGCCATACTTATATGATCAATTCTTCTACTTTCTAAACTTTGTATTGTTTGTCCTATATAAACCTTACTGTTTATTATGTTGGTTACTTTATAGATTACACCATCAACTTTAGTGTTTGAATTTCTTAATATTTTATATTTTCTCTTTAATCTACACTTTGGGCATCTAGTTCCCATTTTCCAACTGTAATAGGCAACACTATGATTATGCCCATTTGGACATTTATACTTCAATTTTGTATGTCTATTTATGTACTCCTCTGATAATAAA